ACCGCCAACACCCACCTGGTAAGACCACTGCCTAAACTTCCGTTCATCGGTGGCTGACAAGCACATGGCATCCTTGCCCAACGCAGCTTCCGGCTGCCGAACCATGACATACTTGTCCATGGCCCGATCGACCAACACCGGTTGCGCTTGGCAGAAGACAATGTGCTCAATCTCATACACAGGGGGCTCAACCTCCATCTCGAACCCATAGTCCAAGAACCACTCGGCTAAGTTGTTCAACTTAGGCAAATCACGCTTCTCTATAAAGAGAACGCAATCATCCCCATTATTGATGAACTCAGCATGTATGTTCAAAGACCGCACATATTCCCTCACGAGACTGCACATTATAATGCAATTGCCTAATGAGGTGTTCATATCACCACTAGCTCTAGTTCCCGAGGTCTTATACGTCAACTTATGGCCATCAATGAAGGCATAACCCTCATTGTTCAATTGACACCTAAGCAACGCGCGGAGCTCTGGATTATGACCAAAGATCATGTTATATATAGAATGCTCCCATTTGAGAGCGTCCCGACTAACATGCTGGTCGAACCTACTAGCATCTAACCCCACTGCACAAGGCGTGTGGAACTTGGACCATTTATTGCGTATTTGGTCTGCCACCTCCTCTACAGTTAAGCCTTTCATGACAACTTTGCCCCCAAAGTCGTCATCCCAATCGCGAGCAAGAGCTTTGTACATCTCCTCCTCAATACGACGGGTGAATCTGCCTAAGGCTATATTAAATACGGGAGTTCGAGGTTGAATAATCCTGGGGGCAGGATCATTTTTCTTTGTAAAATTAAGCTTTTCAAACTTAACAAAGGCCTTAATTCTACTATCCTTCTTACTCCATCCCCGAGTGGCATACGTCTTGCCGGCTTCCGCGTAGAGTGCTCGCTTATTTGAAGGACACTGCTCAACAAACTGATCGATTGTGAGTGGTTCTACTGTGCCAAATTCGCGGACCCGTGAAGCCAAGCGCGTCGCTACGCCAGACATCGACTTCCAACACCCCCTTCGTGGCTGAGGGGTGGGGACCAACTTGCCGGCAGACTGGACGTTAAAAACACGCTCATTCAACGCCCGAAGCAAGTTGGGAAGATTATTGTTATGCGCTCCAAAATCCTGGCGGCTCGAACAGTGGGGAGCAATAACCACGTATCGAGCTTTGCTGGGGGCTGCACCCACATGCGGCATCAAGGCTATGCCCGGGAACTCCGTTCGGTTGTGATACATTTCCGAAGCGGTAGTTCTAGCCTCCATCCGCACGAGGCACCCCTAGGCGGTAGTCGCCTCGCCGGCTCTTCGCAACTCAGCCCAGAATGCGTCGCCCTCATCCTGAATGAAGTACGCCGCCTCAATGGCCTGAGTGAAGAATCGCCTCTGGCATCGCTTGATTTTAACAAGCTGTTCGGCACCATCTGGCCCAACTGGGCACAGAATGCCGTCCTTCACCGCCCCGTCCAACACTTGCTTAATCACCAATTGCAAGCATCGAATGTCATTGCTGTCCTGGGTGAACCTTCCCTTGCTAATGCAAAAGACCTCATCCGTTAGAGATTTGACCAACAACGCATTCCTCCTAAACCTGTACTCTGTACGGTGAATGCTGTTCCTGGGCCGCTTGGCAATGTAGGCTCCAATGGCGCCATCGACTTTTTGTCTAATGGCCTCCATAAATCCCACTCCACCTTTCAGCTCTAAATGATCCCCCTCTCCAAACGTGTCTATACCCCTATAGACAGCAAGCCCCTCAGCTACGGCCTTTTGCAGCTGGCGCTCTCTACGCCACCCACTAAAGCCGGTAATCCTCTCCCACAGCGATGGCCCTTCAACGGGCGCCGTCTCCGACGCCACAGCGCCACCTCCACTGGGAACCTCCTCGCCGCCATGCGGTAAAAACTCATCAGGCACCCAAGAATAGTCATCAGGGGCCCAATATGCATCGGCGGCGGCCTTGAGGTCAGCCAATTTCTGCTTTTTGGCTACCTCCTCCAAAGCAGCCACATAGTCGGAAATGACAGCCTGCACTTCCTCCCTAGTG